AAACAAGATCTTTTAAAAATGATAAAAGAAGGGGGTTTAGACTAATGATAAAGAATATAATTTACAACAAAGACTCAGCTGACAACGCGGTTGTCGTTGAAGATTATCCTTGGGGATATAAGTTGAGAACCAAGAGAAAGTATTGGATTGAAACAACTAAAAGAGGTGACAGACTTTGTTACCAGACTTTGAATCCAAAAACTGATAAATGGTGTGCTGTTAAAAAGAGCACTTATAGCGGTATTGAGGTTCTTTACGAGAACGAAGATGGGCATATTAAGACTATAGGAATGGATCCTCAGTGGGCCACCAAAGAAAGTCTTGCTCATTTCCAAGAAAATGTTGACGTTACTAAGTTGACCGATGCTCAAAAAGCTAAGATTTGCGAGGCTAAAACAATTTTGCATTGTCAGAAACTTGTAAAGGTTGAGATTGTTAATACAACAATGATGGATCAAGAAGAAAAGGCAAAAAAAGATGCCGAGCAAGAAAAGATTAAATTAAAACTAAACAGTTATGCTAATCATGTGTACAACAAATGTTTAGTAAAAAATGGTATAGCATGACAAAAATAAACAAAATATTTGTTGATATGGACGGAGTGCTCGCTGATTTCGTGAGAGGAGTAGAGGGACCTAAATACTTAAATGGTCCCTTGGTCAGCGAGCAAACCTATGACTCAAGAAAGATAGAGCTCAGTAACAGAGGTTTATTCAGAGATTTACCAATTATGCCAGGCATGCTTAAACTCATTAACTATATCAAAGAGTCTGGCATTGATTGGGAAATACTTACGGCTTCTGGTTCTTTAAACAGAACAGTAGTAACTAACGACAAAATCTATTGGATAAGAAAACATGTAGATCCAAAAGTAATTATCACAGCAACCATAAAGGGCGAAGATAAAGCTGCTTTTGCAAGGCCTAATCATGTTCTAATAGATGACAGAAAATCAAATATCAAAGCCTGGACACAGGCTGGTGGTATTGGTGTCTTGCATAGAACCGCAGACGATACCATAGATCAACTAAAATCATATAAGCAACCTCCTGTTGCAGAGATACTCGCTCAGTAGTATTATCTAAGATGTAGAACTAATTGTTGCGGGCATGGTGTCCGCAATGGCTAATTTATAGGAGGCTGATTATGACTACGCATTTTACTTCGGGTGTTACCAATGTTTCTTCCGACGGAACATTAGGTAAATTAAAAGCTCCCGCACCACACAAGTATCATTCATACTTTAATGATTTTGATACTTATTTAGCGTCCGATTGGACAATCACAACAACTGAGGATGGCACAGGATCCGCGACAGAGGCTTTGACCGATGGCGATGGTGGTATTTTGTTAGTAACAAATGCTGCTGGCGATAACGACCATGACTTTTTTCAGTTGGTAAAAGAAGGCTTTAAATATGAAAGCGGCAAACAGTTAGCGTTTCACGTTAGATTTAAAACTAACGATGCAACACAATCTGATATTGTTGCTGGTTTACAGCTTACTGATACTACACCATTAGATGTGACAGATGGTATCTTCTTTTTAAAATCAGATGGAGCTACAACTATTAGCTTTATCGTTGAAAAAGATAGCACGCAATCTACATTGACTTTGCCTAACTCATTGGCAGATGATACTTTTATGACTTTAGGTTTTGTTTATGATCCTAAAGATCAGAAGTTTCATGTGTATCAAAACAATGTATTAGCTGGCACAGTGGTTAGCACAAATGCTCCAGATAACGAAGAACTAACAGTTTCTTTCGGTATTCAAAATGGCGCTGCTGCTGCAAAAACCTTGAGCGTAGATTACATTGGTGCACATAAAGAACGTACAGCTGTAACTGAGCTGTAAGGAGTAGATAATGGCTGATACAGTAACAAGTCAGACTATCCAGGATGGTGAAAAAACAGCAATACTGAAATTCACCAACGAAAGCGATGGCACCGGCGAGTCTTCCGTAAAAAAAGTTGATGTTTCTGCTTTAAGCAAAGACAGCAGAGGAAGATCTTGCAGTTCTGTATCTATATCAAGAATATATTGGGCCTGTAGAGGCATGGGCGTTGACATTGAGTTTGACGCTAGTACCAATGTATTAGCGATACCATTACCTGCGGATAGCACAGGTGACGAATACTATGATTTATTTACTGGTATTCCAAACAATGCAGGATCCGGGGTGACGGGTGATATAGACTTCACTACTGTTGCACACAGTAACGGCGATGCTTATTCGATTATCTTGGTTTTAACTAAGAACTACTCATAAATACTAGGGCGGTCTTACGGCCGCCTTTTTTTAATATGGCAGTTAAGAAGAGAAAAAAAGCAAAACCAATAGCTAGGACAACTGGCAAAGGCGGTAATTTTAGACCGACAAAAAAAGGTGCTGGTATGACACGAAAAGGTGTCAAAGCCTACAGAAAAGCTAATCCAGGATCAAAATTAAAAACTGCTGTAACAGGCAAAGTAAAAAAGGGTAGCAAAGCTGCTAAAAGACGTAAGTCTTTCTGTGCAAGATCACTTGGACAATTAAAGAAAAGCTCTGCTAAAACAAGAAATAATCCTAATTCAAGAATTAGGCAAGCAAGAAGAAGGTGGAAATGTTAAATGACTAAAAGAAAAATAAATAAAGTAATCAAAGGCTTGAAGAAAGCAAGCAAAACTCACGCAGGTCAAGCTAAAACGCTTGAGTCTATTAAGATGAAAAAAGGTGGTGGTGCTAAATCCAAAACACCAGCAAACGTAGCTAATCCATCTATCTATGCAAGAGCCAAAGCTAAAGCAAAGGCAAAGTTTGACGTCTATCCGTCGGCTTATGCAAATGCTTATATGGTTTCAGAGTACAAAAAAATGGGTGGCAAATACAAAGGTGCTAAGAAAAAAGCAGCTGGCGGTGAAATGAGCTTAAAACCAATCCCGGCTGACAACAAAGGCTTACCAAAATTACCTAAAAAAGTAAGAAACAAAATGGGTTTCATGCAAGCTGGTGGTGCTGTAAAAATGGTCCAGGGCAGAGGTTGTGGAGCTATGATGCAAAGCAAACGTAAAAAAACAAGAGTGCCGAGCGCTTGATGAAAAAGAAAAAAGATCCAAGGGTAGGTACAGGTAAAAAACCTAAAGGATCGGGCAGAAGGCTTTACACGGATGAAAACCCAAAAGATACAGTTAGTATCAAGTTTAAAACCATGAAAGACGCTACTGCTACAGTAAATAAAGTAAAAAGAATCTCAAAACCCTTTGCTAGAAAAATACAAATATTAACTGTCGGCGAGCAAAGAGCTAAAGTTATGGGAAAAACTGGTATAGCTAATATATTTAAAAAGGGTAAAGAGCAAATTAGAAAAGCTAGAAAAAAATGAGTTTAACTAAGTGGTTTAAAGAAGATTGGGTAGACATCGGAGCACCAAAAAAAGGTGGTGGCTTTAAAAAATGTGGCAGATCCAAACAAAAAGCAGATGCCAAAAGAAAATATCCAAAATGCGTTCCAGCTGCAAAAGCGGCAAGAATGAGCAAAAAACAAATTAAATCAGCGGTAAGAAGAAAACGATCTAAAAAACAAGGAGTTGGCGGTAAACCAACCAATGTCAAAACTTTCGCTGCAAAAGGTGGTATGATAAAATCAAAACCTAATATGGGTTTATACGGCAGGAGCTAAATTATGAAAAAACCAAAATACATGGCAAAAGGTGGCAATCCTAAATACATGGCAAAAGGTGGAAATCCTAAATATATGTCAAAAGGTGGCGCAGCTTTGCAGAGTGAAATGAAAGCTAATCCAGGCATAAGCAATATGCCTAAATCAGTAGCGGCAGCGTTAAAAGGTGTCGGCACTAGAGCAAAAGGTCAAGCTAACTTATTAAAACCTAAAAAAACTCCACCAGCTGGCGGCATGAAGTAAAATTTTTTATTAAATAAAGTGGCGTATTTAATATCAAACATACCGCAGTTTAAGTGCTGGGTAAGAAAAGAATTTACTGCAAATCATCAAAACTATCATGGTGAGTATTTACATGCTTTAGCTTTTGCCGTGAATACTATTCCAGATAGGTCGTTGTCATTTCAAGTGGTTTTTACCGGTTGTGAAGATTTAGAAAACAATATACATGGCGGAGCTATGTGGGCCCGCATGCCGATAGAGGCTCTTATTGCAGATGAACCCCTACAAGAATGGCCGCAACCCTTACCAGATCATTTAGCTCAACCATGGGACTGTCTAAGTCATCATCATAGCGTTGTGGTTTTAGATCGTGTTAGTTCT